AAGTCAATGCTCCTGAGGGACTTGTCGAGTATACAAGTCGTGACCGTGCCGTGTTGAATGCTATCTGTGATAATCAGTATGAACTCGTGAAAAACACGACCGAATACGAGGTACAGGGAATACGTCGGTCTATTCTTGAGGATGTGGCAAACGGAGTCAACCCCAAGCAGACAAGCCTCAAGGAAGTACAACTCACACCCGTCAACGGACTTTCACCAGAGAAACGTGCAGAGATGATAGCACGTACAGAGACAGCGACAACACTCAACACTGCATCTCTTCAACAGATGAAAGATGAAGGAGTTGAAATGGTGGAACTGGTCGGGGGTGGAGTCAATTGTTGTGAAGACTGTGAGGAACTACTGGGTGTGGCTATGCCTATTGATGAGGCATTGGATATGCCAATCCTGCATCCAAATTGTACGTGTACTTGGCGTGAAAGCAGACCGCCAATTGATGCTCCTCATCCATTTGAGGAGGAAGGCTGGCTAAACCCATAAAACGAACTAACGAAAAGGAAACGATGATACATATGATTCAACGAAAAGATTTCAGAATACCATCCACGGCGAAAAGCATAGTGGAAGATGACATCTTGTACCTGACTGGTATTGCAAACACGGGACTCGAGGATCTTGTGGGTGATGTTGTCACAGAAGATGCACTCAACCAAATCTGCAACCAAATACCCAACCACAACCTACACATGGATCATGACAGCAGCATTGATGGTGTGCTTGGTCCACTCACAGATGGATGGGTAGACAGTGATGGTGTACACTTCAAAGCACGCATACTCAATGAGAAAAGAACACTACTCGAATCCTACCTCACTCAGGGAATCAATATGGGTGCAAGCATCAGTGGAGTATGCGAATACGAAAGTGGTAGCAACACTGACATTGCAACATGGCAGCTCACAGAGATAAGCTTGACACCTATCCCATGCGACCAAGCAACAATGGGGTCTGTTGAGATTGCAAAGTCATTCCGTGATGCAGTACAGGCAGTACAAGCAGTACAAGAAAAAAACAACAACAATGATGAAGGTGATAACATGGCAGAAGAAGGAACAAATGAACAAGTAACAATTGAAAAAGTTGAAGAACTCATCAACACAGCATTCAATGAGAAACAAGAAGACCTCATCGAGTCTGTGCGTGGTGAACTCAAAAGTGAGTACGAAGCAGTACTCAACGAACTCAAGGAAAGAATAGAAACTCTTGAAAGTCAACAAGGCGAAGGTAACAATGAATCCGAATCAGAAGGAGGAGAAGGAGAATCAACCAGTACACCTGCAATTGGTGAAGGTGAATCCAAAGCAGATGAAGATGAGGATGAGGAAAAACCTCGCAAAGAAGACGAAGAAGAAGATGATGAAGATGAGGATGACAAAAAACATCTAGAAGACATGATTGAAAAAGCAGTGCAAAAAACAATACAAGGCATATTCAATCCAAAGAACTCTCCATCATTCCACTACAAGAAAAACAACAAAGAAGAACAAAACGAAGAAAAGAAGGGATACACCCCTCGTGAATTAGCAGAAATGCTCACACAAACAAGAAACTAATAAGAGGCGATAAATATGGATAACGAACTTCAAGCACTATACGATAGCGTGAACAAAGCATACCAAACAACCAGCAATGCACCAAACATAATGCAAATCACCCCCGACCCAGAAATACATTCAAAGACAGTCGAGGAAACAAGCTTCCTATCCTTCCTCAGAATGAAAGGAAGAGAAGAACCCGTAAACACAAGCAAAGTATCATTCCTCGAAGAAACACCAGGCAACACCGCTAGTGTAATAGCCGAAACCGGAGACATCCCAGATTATGCAGTAACAGCTTACACAGAACACCCTGAAACCATGAGAACAATCGCAACAGGTTTCAAAGTATCCTTCATGGCACAAATGGGAACCACAGCACGTGACATACTCCAGACTGAAATATCACGTGGATACACACTCGTCAACAACAAACATGACTACCTACTCCTCAACGGTGACAGTACAACCAACCCACTCGAATTCGACAAGGTATGGAAAGATGTAAACACAGAGGACAACGACGGTGCAGCATTAACCGAAGATGCAATCGATGACCTACTCGGAGAAATCAAAGCAGAAGGTGGAAGTCCTGATGTAATCGTAACAGATAGTTTCGTTGCAAAACAACTCAAGAAAATCGCAGCACCATACAGGAGATACAACGACAAAGTCGACATAGGACTCGGATTCAGAGTAATCACCTACGAATCACTCAACGGTAGAGAACTCACAATACTCGTAGATGAAAATGTACCAACCACCACAAAAGGCAGTGGCGCATCTGCTACAACTGAACACGCTATGATGGCATTTGATTCAAGTACACTCAAAATCAAAACATTACTCCCACCATCCTTATTCGACTTACCAAGCAGCAACCTTGCATACAACAAGGCAGTAGCAACATTCACAGTAGCTCACAACCTTGCTCCTTGGAAGTCTGGTGTAATTACTGGTATTGGAGCAGGAGAATAAAGTATATAATCCAAAAAAAAATGGATTTTTTTTCTTTCCACAACAAATATTAGGAGGATGAAAAGGGAATGTACAACACAACAAGCGAAATGATTGAAACTCTACGCACCATGCTCGAAACAATAGGCATACAAGCAGATGAGTACACAGACACACAACTCGCAAGTATGATCCAAAATGCTGCAACACTCATAGGAGAGGAATACACAACCCCCCGCTCCGAAGTGGACTATGACTATGACTTCCATGGTGACCTGTACCTGACGGCAGAGTATCCTATCCTCGCAAGAGATTTGCAGATACAACTTGATGAACGAGATATCACAGAGTCTATAAAGTCAATCACGAATGAAGGAGTCATACACTTCAAGGAAAAACAAGACGGAGTACTACGAGTCACATACAATGTCGGACTCGCAGGAGATGTTGTACAGGAATACATTCTCCTTGCAGCAATGTATCTTGCAGCTGACAACAGTCACAAAGGCAATATCTCGAGCATAACCGAGGGAGATGTCAGTATCAGTTACAACACCACCGGTAACACGTACAATAGTCTTGACAGTGTCATACGGGGTATTCATGAAATGTTTGGGGCAAGGGTGAAAATGATATGATATTCTTTCCGAACATGACAATGAAAAGATACAGTCATGAATCATCGGGTACTGGCGTGTATGGTGAAAGTATCAGTCAATATACATACATTGAAGATATCAAGGTAGACTTTCAACACGAGAACAATCAAGAATTCGCCAAGGCGTATGGAGTAGAACGACAAAACCTCTACAAGATATACATCAACAAAGACACAAATCTAGGGGATGCGGATCTACTCATCGATGAAGATGACAAACAGTACCTCATCGTGGGAGAAATACAAGACTACAACCACTTCCACGATTACCGCAGGGTACACCTTGTCCGGAGTAGGGGTGACAAGTTATGTCAGTAGATGTGCAAATCAGCGAGTCACTCTGGAAAAAACTTGACTCCAAAAAACTATCCGAAGCAGTACGCAAATCAGTGCAAGAAACAACACGTGAACTCAAAGATGAATGCGTAGATTACTCCCCCAAGGTAACAGGAAACCTCAGAAGAGGATTCAGCTACGAAGTCACTGGGGGCGAGGCAGTAACACGAGCAAAAATCACAAACAATACTGCACCATATTGGGTATTCCTCGAATATGGAACAAGATACATACCAGCAATGGGAAATATCCAACGAGCAGTAGAAGTAACCGAGCCCGGCGCGAAAATCACGGCAAGATTCAAACAATACTACAAGCCAGGAGGCAAATAAAACCATGAATAACCTTGAAGGATACCTAGTAGAATTATTACAAGGCAGAATAAATGTTGATGGTGAAGCCGTCCCAGTAGTAAAACAATTCAGTCAGTCAAGCAACAGGCCTGTACTTACACTTGACTTGTCTCCAGGGGTTAGTACTAATCATGTGTATAATGACCCGGGTAGTAATCAGGTGATGTACGAGCGACATGCAACTGTGAATATTAATGTCTGGTGTGATACGGAGGAACAAAGAGCCGAACTCACACGCAAGATACTTTACTTGTTCCACTTGGAGCAGGATTATCATTACGCGTATTGTACTCAATATCGTGCGAATGGTGAATATTGCAGGCACCTCGGCGGGAAGTGTAAAGCGGTGGATACTCGTAATAATCGATGTCCTAGTCCATACTTGTATGAGTATCAGGGACTTCGGGAGCGTTGGAGTATCATTCCGGGTACTTTGAATGTTGAGCCTCCGTTTGACTTGGATGACTTGTCAGATCATCCTCCATTGCTTCGTAGTATTATACGGTGTGAAGCACAGTATACTATGTCTTTGGGTGAGTGTTCTCCTGTGGAGAGTATTAACTTGGAGGGCGCGGAGGGTGGATTAGGTGATTCATTGCTTGTTACTGGTTCTTTTGTGGATGAGTGGAAGTCTTACTTTAGTGATTTACTCGTGGAGATTGAGAGTCGTTTACAGCAGGTGCATGAGGTACTGCCACTTGAACAATTGCGGGAGTTGTTTGCACCATTAGACCACCGGCATGATGAGTTGTATAGTGATGTTTTGCATGACCATGACTCACGTTATAGTCGTTTGAATCATAATCATGACAGCGTGTATAGCAGGGTTGGTCATAATCATGACGCCATGTACAGTAGTGTGTCGCATAATCATGATGACAGGTACGCTAGTTTGAATCATGTGCATGGTGAGTATGCGACCCGTGCTGATATTGCCCAGTTGGTGGGTGATGGTCATGTGCATGATCATGTATTGTATATTACTCCGTTCAGGGTCCGTGATGGTGACTTGACTTATGTGTTGTGTGAGTTGGAGCCGTCGGAGGTTATGGTATTGGAGGATTTGGGTATGGAGCATTTCCGTGTTGCTGACCAAAGAGGACGATACATATTCCTGGAATACGATGAGACCATACAAGCGGAACGTACCTATCACCTACTTTATTATAGTGTTCATGAGGATGGTGTGCAGCAGGATTCATTTCTCCATGTGAATGATGTAACTGCTAATCAGGGTGATACTGTGGATTTGTATAGTAGTGTTGTGGATGAGAATAATGCACCCCTAGGTGAGGGTAGTGTGGATTACACCTTGGATATTGACGGGGGTGATGTGCCATGACGGAGCAGACTATTGGTACGGTGAATGTGACCGGGGGTAGTGCTAGTATTCAACTGGATACCACTGACTTATCGGCGGGTAGTTACCTTATCCGTGCATTGTATAATGAGAATAATACTTACCGGGGCGTGGATGGTACTGGTACA